GAGTTAAGTTGAAGTGTTCCAGACGAAACGTTGAAGATGTTTGAATCAACAGAACTGATGTAGTTTCCTGAGATGTCAGACAACTTAGCAATACGGTTGCTTCCATCCATCAATGGTGTGCCTATGTAGGCATAACCACTTGTAGGAAGAAGGATGATGTCGTTAGCAGAACCAAGTGTAAGGTCATTGCTGTCAGAACCAATGTAGTTCTTCTTGCCTCCGCCAGAACGGGTAGTTCCGTTTTGACCAAATGAGATATAACCTTCGGTTGAATCTTCAACACCCTTAACGTTAATTGTGTTGGAAAGGTTTACATCGCCCATCCAAGCATCATCGTTAAACTTGAGATTCTCACCTGTGCTGCCGTTGTGTGTAAGGATGAGGCTTGTAAGGCTTGCATCATCGCCAGTTTGGATGTAGTTGGACAGTGATGGGATATCTGAGGTCTTAGCATATCCATCTGTTGTAAGCTGTGTTTCAAGTGTTGAAAGATTTAGGTCAACGTAGGTGTTACCTGCGTCGGTACCTGTGGTGAGGTACGTAGAACCCGTAACAAGGTCGCCAGCAATCTCATTGGTAATAGACTGAGCAGTTGGGATGTCAGAGGTCTTAGCAAACCCGTCTGTTACAAGGTTTGATTCAAGGCTTGTGTAATCAACACTAAATACACCAGTACCAGAGTCATAAGAAAGACCTTGGCTTGAAGATGCAGACACGGCGCCACGTGCACGTGAGTCTGTGTAGTAAAGGTTGGTTGTTCCCTCAGAGAGCTGGTCTGTTGAAGTAAGGGCAGCGTTTGAAATCGCTGTAGAAAGGTCACCTGGGTTAACGCCAATTTGAACCCATGAGGTTCCGTTGTCGATGTACAGGGTTTGGGTTTGGGTATCTGCATACGCATTACCTGCATTACCCGCAGCTGGGCGAGAAGCGGTATTGCCGTAAGCAATTGCTCCACCTACTGGCTGCCAGTTTGTGCCGTCGTAGACACGGAGCTCGTTATGGGTGGTGTTAAAGTAGACATGGCCCTTGCCATAAGCAGAAGGGTCTGTCGCCAAGTTTTGAATCTTGGCATTTTGTAGTTCAAGACCTGTGAGGTCAATAGGGGTTAGATATTTACGTGCCACTCGATTATCTCCTTAAGATAAATAGGCTTTACCTGAAAACGCTGCCGAGAATGTAGCGGTAAGAGTGTTCCGAGTGGTGTAATTAATTTCTCCCTCGACGATTGTACCTCCAGAGTCCTGGAATGTAACGTTAGGATAGAAGTTTAAATTGTGGTTAATGACCCACGTGTCACTTGGTGTATTTTGGGTATACACATAGGAAATAGATTCTGGAGAGCCTGCAGGACCTGCAGCACCTTGAACACCAATAATTCCTTGTGTTCCTTGAGCCCCAGAGCCTGTACTTCCTTGTAGACCTACTGCTCCTTGGATTCCTGTAAGGCCCTGAGAACCTGTGGTGCCTTGCGTTCCAGCTCCTGTTGCTCCCTGTAAACCTTGAGCTCCTTGAACACCAGAAAAACCCTGAATACCAGATGCACCCTGTGTTCCAGAACCAGTCGTTCCTTGAACACCCGTAAATCCCTGTGTTCCCGTTGCGCCTTGGATACCAGTTGTACCTTGAGTTCCTGCACCAATAGGTCCTTGCAAACCTTGAGCTCCTGCGGGACCTACAATAGGGCCAACATTTTCCCAAGCGCTACCAGCCCATACATATAAGTCAGTACCAATGACATATGCATCACCCGTGTTACCTGTTGGATGTGCAGCAACTAACGCAGCATAAGAGTTGTATGAACCAAGAATATTAACAGAGGTACCAGAGGTTCCCTGTGTACCAATTCCTTGGATACCTTGAACACCTTGACTTCCCGATGCGCCTTGTGTTCCTTGGATACCCTGAAGACCACGAGCTCCACCTTGTCCAGGAAGAACTTGAATAACGGTAACTTGTTGAGCAGTCATGCTGTCATAGCCGCAACTGCACTCACCCAAACACTGACAGGTTACTCTTGCCATTACATCGTCACCTCACGTGTAGTAAAGACAGTTCCACGCATGTATGTCTTTTGGTATGTTGGGTCATTAGAAGTTGTTGCTTGAATATCCCAATATGCACGTTCTGGCAGCATAGTTGTTTGGTCACTGGTTAATGACAGCTGAAGCTTGTTGTTGCTTCCCGACACAGGAGTGACAGTAAAGGTTGCTAACAAAGTAGCATCTCCTGGTTGCAAACGAATTTGAGATGCAAGGCTGTAGCCCGTAATGTCGAATGGAAAATCCAACTCAACTTGGAAGGAATCGCCTTGGTACATAGTAAGGTCAAATGAAGGAACATCTGAAGGGGAGATGGCGCTTCCATAGCTTGGCATAGAAAGCAGTGCACGTTGTGGCATAGCTTTGTCATCCACTTCCTGTGGAAGATAGACAGGCACATAGTTGTTGGTAGTCTTAGAGATACGACGCAAGGTAAAGACGTCAATCTTGTAAAGACCAATACCGAGCTGTGAGCAGAGTTCTTTGTATTGATTCTTGCGCTCTTCAATCATCTGCATGAGCTGGCGGTAGCGTTCAGAGCGAGGAATCATCACGCCATCTGGGGCGGTAATGTCAATGTCAAAAGAAGCATCCGTAGCCAAGGTGTACAAAGCCAAGGTTGAGGCGTATACGACTACTGGGTACTCTTCAATTCCTGGAAGAGTGCGAATGGTGTATCCACGACCGTAAGCATCAGCATGGTTAGCAATATGTTGACCAAAAGCGGTCTCAACAAATCCACAAATTTCGTGGTTTAAAAAGTAGCGATAATACGTTCCTGATACCACCACGGTATGCCCTGCAGCTGGTGTGGTGTCAAAAGTAATAAAACCACTGAGCTCTTCAACCTCTACAGTGGTGGACACATCTACCCCATTGACCTGAATGATAAGGGAAGGCCCATCAATAGGAGAATAGGGGACAAGAAAACGGTTAGTGGTTCCGTCTGCTACGAATTGGTAGACGAAGGACTTGCCTGCATCTCCAATTTCAAACCGTAAACGGTCTGCCAGACTATTAAGCGTTGCCACGTAACCTCCGAAATGTTAGCGCAAGTATCTCGCACTGACTAAAAATAAAAAGGTCCAACCCCCAACTGGGAGGAGGGCGGGAACCAGTTGAGGGAGGACAGTCAGCGACGGCTTAGTTTGGCCGCCAAATGTACCCAAGTTGTTCTAGATAATCTGCAAGTTCTGGCGAAACACTGTACTTAACTCCAGCTTTAAAGCTGTAGTGGTTACCAACACCAAAGGTCATCTCTTCGATATCAGTAATAGTACGAATAATCACACGCTGATTAGCGGTGCTTACGCCTACGTTTTCGATTTCATCTAGAACTAGAGGAGCGTCTGGCTTCTTTGGGTCGAAGACATCGTTCTCTAGGCTCTCTGCCTCAATCTGTGCCGCAATTGAAATCTCATCTTTGCGGTCTTGTAATGCTTTTGCGTTCTTCTTTGCTGCTGCTTCCGCTGCACGGCCTGTTGCGTCAAGCGGACTTGTTGGTGTATTTGCCACGGTTATGATTCTCCTAAGTAAGTTTTTTGGTTAGGGATGACTGTGGCCCCAGGAAGGAGGAGGGGCCACAGGCATCGGGTAATGCAATTAAGCGGTGTAGACCTTGACGATAGCCTGGTCAGTGATTACACCAAGACCCCAAATTGCGTACCATGCAAGAGCGTGCTCACGACCGAAGTCGAGAACGCCACCGTCACGGAGTTCAACAGGGAGTGAGATAGCGTGACCAAAAGCGTTGTCACCAATCATGATTGATTCGTAGACATCGGTTGTGGTTGTGCCTGTAGGTGCGGTAGCACCTGGGTTTTCTGGGTTACCACCAAGACCAGGAGCGGTGTTAGAGGTAACTGGAACACCAGTCTGGTCTGAAGGAGCACCGACTGAAGATGAGTAGTTAACAGATGTGCCAGAAGCAATCTTCTTAACTTGGGTTGTCTCAATGAAGACTACGTCATAGAGACGGCCGATTTCACCGAGCATGAAGTTACCTGGAGCAGCGTACTTCGTAACTTCAATGAACTCTGGGTTCGAGCGAAGGTCACGAGACTGCTTTGGGTGAACGAACTGTACGTAGGTTTCGCCCAAGCGAGGGATGTTCTTACCAGCAAGGGTAAGAGCAGCATCCTTGATTGCGCCTGTGGTCAACTTGTGATTTGCAGAAACTGATGCGATAGAAGTCGCAGCAGAACCCTCATCGTAGTTTGTGAAAGCGCCACCTGTGATGCCTGAACGGTCGTAACCGAAGACAGCAGATGTAGCAGCAGAAAGTGTGTTGCGAGCCTGTACGTCGAGGTACTGTGCCATGTGGCGACCAAGAAGACGTGAAGCAGATGCCATAACGTCATCGAATGATGCGTTCAAAAGCAACTCAGAAACAGCAACAGCATAGCCGTGTTCTGCAACTGTGATTGCAATCTGCTCTGCGGTAAGAGCGTTTGTGGTCATACGAACACCTTCAGTAAGAGGTGTTGGGTCGACCGCAAAGTTCTTGTAACGGAGGAAGTTCACACGAAGACCAGGTGCGACACCAAGTTCAGTCTTCTTAACTGCGAACTGCTCGAAACGAAGGATAGGCATTGCCTGGAACAAGATTTCCTTGGACCAGATTGTTTGAATTGCTTGGTTCAGTGAGCTATTAGCACCTGAGTAAGCGGTAGGGGCTCCAGCGAGTTGCCCTGTACCTGTAATTGCACTTGCCATTTAGGTCAAGTCCTTTCTAGAGTGTTAGTTGGAGGGGTTTAACCGAACAGTCCCTGACCACGATTAGTGCTTGCACTGCCAAGTAATTTGGCCCTATTCTTCGCATAGTCTGCCATTGACATATCCCTGACTGAATCAGGTGTAGTGATTTGTTGTTCCGAATCATTATCGAGGGGTCCTGATGCAGGTGCAGTAATACGTGCACCTACCATGTTCTGCTTGGCAGACGACATTGCCTGCTTTACAGAGTCTGAAATTCTGGCAGATTTTTCCTTAAGAATTGCGATGCTCTGCTCAACTGCATCTTGTGAATCGCCATCAACTAAATCGATAAGCTCTGGAACAATGCTGTCCCGCTCTTCTTCGATGCGACGTTGACGGTAGTTCTGCAACTCTTGATACTGCCGTTCCTTTTCAAGGAGGGCAATAGCCTTCTCTCTCTCAAGACGTTCATTCTCAAGCTGAGACTGAAATTCTTGCTCCTTCTTAGCGAGGAGTTCTTTGAAGGAAAGTTCCTTTTCTTGCTTTTGCTTTTGCTTTTCGGCTTTGGAAGCTTCACGCTCAGCACGCTTTGCAGCACGTCGAGCTTCTTCTTCTTCTTTAGCCTTCTTCATGGCTGCAAGTTCTTCAGCCATCTTTTCCATCTGAGGATACAGCTTTGCCTTTTCCTGAGCACGAGCCTTTGCAAGGTCGTCTGCAGTAAATCCTGGCACTACTGGTTCACTCATTTCTGATGATTGTGCAACTTCGGCTGCCGCCTGAATTGCATCAAGTGTGTCTTGGTCTGCCATTATTGGTCACCTATATTTCTTATGTCGTTGTCCGAATGCCCGAAGGCGTACCACTGGGTTATTAACAAGACAATTGCATTACATTTATATGCTTTTGTCTCGATATATTCTGATATTTATCAGAAATCTATTCGTTCTTGTCTATTGACCTTCTTTGTGGAATTTTGGTTCCATAGGCGTCGGTAACAAGCTTGTTGCGAATATCAGCTTCACCTTGGTGTTCGATTCCTTCGGTTTGCTGACTGATTGGGTTTTCTGGATTCTGTGGGTCGTTAGGTCCAAGAACGCCATCGCCCAAAACATCTCCATCACCTAGCTGCTGTGGCTGCATAGGAATTGCAGAGTTTCCATCTGGACCTGGCATCATGCCCGTCATATCCATAATCTGCTTTTGGATTTGAATCTTAATAAGCTGCAAGGCGCCGTCTGCTTCCGCATCTGCCTTGAGCTCCTCACGAATTTCATCGAGCTTCTCTTCTGGGAATTCCTCGCCAAGGGCACGAAGTGCGCCTTCCTTAGACTCAAGACCCATAGAAATCTTGGTTTGGATTTCATTCAAGACAATCAGCTTGTCTAGTGGAAGAGGTGATGGGAACTGTGCGTAGTTCATGTAGGTAATAGGGTCATTAGGGTCAAGCTGGGTAAGCTGACCATCCTTGATAGGACCGTCTACCTCTGGGTTATAGATAAATGTCTCTGGTTCTTTAATTGCCAAAGTACGAAGAGCAAGATGGTTAATTTGCTCCAATCCCTTACCGTACTGAGCAATCTTCTGTGAGTAGCGGTTCATCAAAGGCTGATACTGAATGGAAAGCGCTACACCAGAGGTGTTTGAGATTGCCTGAACTTGCCCCAACGCAGTTTCAGGAATGTTCATGATTTCATGCATTGACCGCTTCAGCAGTTCAAGGTACTTCAGGGCTCCGTCAATTCCCTGAGCACCACCTTCAAGGTTGAAGACTTGGGCGTCTTTTGGAAGACCGCCCCAAACCTTCTTAGCACCCTTTTCTAGGTTAGAGGCTTTAGCACCCACGATGACCGTTACTGGTGATGCGTGGTAGTTAATGATGTCTGCGACATCAGTGCTAATTTCGTTATATGCACGGTTGATAGTGATGATGTCGTGTGCGTCTGCGAGACCCCACGGTGAACCTGAAACAGGAACATTAGGAATGTGAACTACAGGAATGACGCCTAGTGGATTGGGGCGTGAATCTATGAGTTCATCGTTGATGTATTCCTCAATAACATCGTCAGTGAGGATTTCAGTATAGGTAAATACTTGACGAGTACCTTCAAGGGATGTTCCCCAGAAACGGTACTTCTGCTTAAAACGAAGCAAACGTGTGCGGTCGTGTGGGTGGAACTCAGGGAAACAGAATGACGAGTTCATAGGAAGGATACGAACACGACCAGGATGGAAGATTCCTGCAGAGTCTTCCCATGCTTCTTCGTAAGCTACTTTGACAAAGCAATCGCCTGTAATGCCGCCTTGTTGACCCATTTCAAGTAGGACACGCATTTTGTCATTGTCCACTTCCCAGATTCTTTCGAGTCTGTCAGGAACAATTGCTTCTGTTGCTTTAGGCGAACGAAAGTGTACGCCACGACCAAATACGAAACGGGAAAGATAATCATTAAACGCACGGTAGTAATTAACCGCAATTTGCATTTCGCCAGTCTCACGGCGATACCCCCAATGGTGACCAAGGTACATTGCCCAGTTCAGTGAGTAACGGTTGAGGCGAGGTCCGTGTACTTCAAACTCTTCATCGGCAAGTTCAACGAGTCCTAGAGGGGAAACGGAAATCGTTAAGTCGCTTGACGCCGCTCTGTATGAGGGTGGTGAAAAGTCAAGAAATGACATTAACGCTTACCTTTTTTCTTATCATCTTCTTTTTCTTCAAGATGTTTGCGCTTTTTACTTTCAACTTTCTTTTGCGCCATCTTCTTCATGCGGTCTGTGTTTGTAGTCTCAACAAACTGTCCGCCAAGCTGTGTGTAACGTTGATGCACCCATGCACTTGCGCCTGGAGAAGGATAGGTAGCGTACTTAGCCCGTGCCTGTGCGACAACCATCGCATAGAGCTTTGGGTTAGACGGCTTCTTCACTTAAATCTCCTCCATAGATAACCTAAGAGCCCCCACACTAATGTGAGGGCCGTTAGGTGTCTGTACTAACTTAGTCGTTTACGATGGTTGCCGATGTGCGCTGTGTGCGTCCACCTGAGCGAGCGACTGTCTCAATCTTTGCAGCTGAGTAGTCGTTCATGGTGCCATGTGCGAACTCACCAAGGAAGGTTGGTGCTTCAACCCATGCAGCTGAACCAACGTGAGCACGCTCAGCAAGTGTCTCTGCGGCTGGCTTCTCGAAGACGTTTGCGTTGTGGTTTGCACGACCTGGTGCTGAAACCATTCCCTGCATCATTCCCTTTTGGAAATCATTTGGGACGTCGGTATCGGTAGCGATACCCTCTTCGAAGCGAAGTGGACCACGGCGAGTTACGTTGTCAGCGCCCTTGCGCTCGTAAATCTGAGGTGCACGCTCTGGAAAATGAGGTGCTGGTGAAATTGTCATAGTTACTCCTTAAGGATGTTTATGGAAGGCCATTCCAGGTAATAGTTTCCTACCTTTTGTCCTATCTGTGTTGTCTAACTAGAAAAAAGGATTACTAGAAGCAACTACCTCTGGCATGACTAAGTCCTGCGTCAAAGAGCAAGCAATAGCCAAGGAGTCCACAAAGTCGTCATGGGCGTAGGTTTCATTAGGGGCAGCAACCAAGAAGTTTGGTCCCTTAAAGGTAACTTCGGCATCCACCATTTGCTGGTAGAACCTCTTCCATGTACGGAGGCGACGAGTTTTGGCATGGGCAGGCCATGCAAGCATCTTTCTTTGGATAAGAGCTTGAAGGTGTTTCCATCGTTTGGACTGCTCGGTAGGGCTAGAGGTAAGAGCCATAACTTCTGCACGAGGCAACAGTTGTTTGAGACGTTGGGCTACTGCATCGCCAACACCGTTGCCGTCAACTCCCACGGCAAGCACGTCGTAGTTACTAAGGAAGTTCACAATTTGAAAGTATTGCTCTTCCCAATCGGCTCCTTGGATTTCTAACCAGTTCAAAATACGGTGGTCGTAGTATCCAAACTCATCTGGCCTATCCCAGTCCACCCATACAACGGTTACAACAGTGGAGTCAATCTTACGAGCAGGGTCCACTCCTACAACGACAGGAGTTTTGTGCCATGACTTTACGATTTCTTGAGAAGTGTCTCCCAACTCATCCATAACAGATGAGGTGACGAACATGCCTCGGTCAAGAAGCCATTTGCAGTTGTACGACATCTGGAACTCATCTGAGTCCTCGCCAATGCGAAGCATCTCTTTCTTGATGTACGTCGAGTAGTTAGGGTTGACCTTGGCTACTTCTTTCCAGTCCCATTGAAAATGATTCTGTCGTCCACGAGCAGTTTGCTTGCGTCGGTTGAGCTGGATGGCACGATAGAAGTTGTTCTTACTGGTTGTGGGAGTGCCCGTCTTCACCATGGTACCTGCGTAGTACGCAAGCATAGGAGAGATTGATTTAGAGACAACAAAGTCATCAGCTTCTTGGCACTCATCAATGACGATGAGATGGAACGACTTAGATTCAATCTTTGCACGAGGGTTGGCAGTCATCATGGTTATGGTAGAGCCAGACTTTTTCAGTTTAATCTGACGAGTTACACCGCCCACACGCACTGCTGAATCATCAATCTCTGAATCACCCAAAACTTCAATTGCTCGTTCTGAAGTCAAGCGGGTAACTGCACGACCAAACAACGTTTCTGCCTGACCTTCAGTAGGAGCGAACAGCCCCACCCATAGACCATCTTTAAATTTGCCCAATAGCTCTGGAAATAGCTTGGCAAGACGAGGAAGCAAAATCATTAACGTTGCTACGGTATCCGCAACAGTCTCTGACTTACCTGACTGACGAGATGCAAGAGCAGTAATTTCTTCGCCATCGTTAATGATGACGGACTCCATGATGCGACGTGCTAAAGGCTTTTGATAGGGGTGCAGGTCATGCCCAACAAGAACTTTCAAGAAATCCAGCATCTTATCGATAAGCTGGTCTACAAACTTTTGAGAAAGCTCGTCAAGAGGCTCATCAATCTCTTCTTGAACGGGAGCTTCATCCTGCAAATAAAATTCGGGATTTATCTCCTCAAATTTTTCTTCGTCTATCTCACTCATGTAGACCGTTTCTTTAGCTCTTTAGCTATGGCGTAAAAGACTTCGGCTCCTAAAACAACTTCGTCAAGAAGCTCCTCACTCGGACTCCTTTGCCAAGTGGTAATACACTTGCCAATCGTGTACATCGAGTGTTCCATCCATTGAACTAAGTCTGGCGTAGAAATCTTCGAGACTCTCTTCTCCACCCGAGTCTGGGGCTGTCCATCCTGCTTCTTCCGTAAAATCCTCATACGTTACATCCCGCCGTTCTAATGCTCCATTGAGTGCTGCTTCTTCTGTTGTAGCACCTGTCCATTTACCAAAGACTAGCGCTTTATATTTAGGCAAGCGTACTATAAATGGCTTTGCTGTTCTAAATGGTTCTTCTATCTCTTGCGTCCACCCACGTACAACTAGTTTCTTACCCCATTGATAGGGGAAGTTAGTTACTTGAACGAATGCTGGACCGATGTCGTGTACTTTTGGCATTCCTACTTTTTCTTAGGTCGTGGAGTTTTCTTCTTTGCAAGGTCAGGGCGACCGCCGTAGTGTAGCTGAGCAGCACGTGAAAGTCGGTAGAACGCTTTGCGAGCTGTTGCTGAGATTTCCGCAGTATCGGCTGGACCACGTGGTTTAGAATCTAGGTACGCAAGAATGTAGCGGCCCTTAGATACACGAGCCTTAAATGCTTGCCACTCTTGTGGCTGAATCTGGTAATAGTTGTAAAACGTTCCATCACGGAACACAACGGTAATCTTGCCTTCCGTCTTATCGTAACCAGCGGCTACTGTGCGTGGGCGCTTGGGATTGATGGTGGAAGTTGGAACCACACTCAGCTCTGCTGGTGATTCGTCTTCCATATCTGGTTCTTCGCCAAAGTTGTCATAATCATAACCGCTTTGATTGGTGTCGTAATACTCCATGGTATTAGGGTCTTTAAGAAGTTTGGTAAGGGGAATGATTTCTTCAAACTCGCCATATCCCGATGAAACAGGAAGACCTTTAAATCCAGGGCTAATGATGTCTTGAATGCCCGCCATTTGTTTTGGGCCGAACTGACTACCTACTGCTAAGTTCAACAACTCGGCAGCAGATGGAGCCACCACTTTTTGTCCTTTGGCGGCTCCGCCTGCTGGTCGAGTCATTGACTAAAACCGTACTGCTTAGGAAGCGAAGTAAGGTGTGATTGTTACAGTTGCACCAACTGCTACAGAGGTACCAGCTGCAGTTCCCTGAGCCTTGATTGTTCCTGCACGAGCAGCAACCTTTGCTGTAGCACCTGAAATGCCAGAGTGAGATGTGATGTCTGCGTGTGTCTGTGCCCAACGAATGTTGTTAGCATCTGGAACAGCGGTGATGGTGTGTGTACCATTAAGGTCAGCGTCATTTGCGGCTGAACCTGAGCCGTTAACAAGACCAGCAACTGTTACAACATCGCCAACAGCATAGCCGTGGTTGCTTACAGTTACAGAAGCGACGTTAGAAGTCAATGTAATTGCTGTAAGAGCTGGGTTGTATGCAGACTGGGCAGAAGCAACAAGTTCAAAGTCTTGAAGAGCATCTGTTGCTGCTACGGTGGTAAGGCCAATGACGTTTGGAACTACAACGTAGTCAACGCCAGAGGTCTGAGAACCTGTTGTATTTGGTGTGTAAAGAGGATAGCCATTCCAGCCATCTTCTGCGATGTTGTGTGAATCCTTGGTGTAATCAAGGTTTGAACCACCGTTAGCGGTGCGAACATCGTTTGGTTGTAGTGGGAAGTTACCCCATACGAAATCTACTGCCACGTTTCCCTTATCGTCGATAAGGTGACCGTCGTTATTTGTAGCCATTTATTTCCTCACAATCATGATTGTCTAGTTCAGCCTCAAGAAGTACTTCTTCACAAGCCCGACATCTGAAGAAGCGTACATTGTCTAATCCGACGTGTAAGGAATCCGAATGTTGGTCGTCCACTTCCATCCGAGGTTGGGCTAGAACTTCGGGCGGAAACGGTCCTCTAGGACTGTGCGCTACCGATGGTACAGCATGACCCTGCACGGCGAACTTGCGAATGAGGGGCATTATTGTGCTGTCTTTTTAGCGGCCTTTGTAGGTCGAGGAGCTGGTGCAGGAGTTTCTTCTACTGGTGCTGGAGTTGTAAGAGCGGAGATTGCTTCTTCTTGTGCTGCTTTCATGGAAGCAGTTGTCTGAAGCAATCCCGCCTTCTTACGTGACTCGAGGAAGCTAGGCAAGTGCTTTTCGCAATACAACACAGAAGTCTTAGAGGTCAATGGATATACATAAACAGCATCGTTATTGCAATTAGCACAGGTCATTTACTTTGCCTTCTTTGCGACTTTCTTAGCAGCCTTCTTAGCTGTCTTCTTTGCTACTGCCTTTTTAGCAGGAGCTTTCTTGGCAACCTTCTTGGCAGGAGCTTTCTTCTTTACAGCTTTCTTAGGGGCTTCCTTAGTAGCTGTGGTGTCAACGTTTTCTACTGGAGCTTCTGGAGCAATTTCTGCCAAAGCGTCAACAGCAGTGGTCTTTCCTTTGCCGAATAATGGAAATGCCATGATTCCTACTTTCTTTGATGGGTAAGCGAGACTACCACATTAGTCCTTGAGTAGAGGATTCGCCAGAATAAATTGGCGCTCCCCCACCCATAGGGCCTGGACGTGATGGGTCTGAAAATACTTGGGATAAACGCTGCCTATCTTCAGGAGAAAGGTCAGGGTGTTGCGACAACCGTTGAGCACGAGTCCAAAACTCTGGTGGATACATCCCAAAATGTTCCAGAATTTGTCCATGTGTTTTTTCTACAGGATTGCCAGCAGTCTTCATTGCAAAATCTAGCATTTGGCGGTCAACAGTCGTCATCGGATTGTTGCGAGAGTTTACCCCTGCATCAAAGTGTGAGTATGAGGCGTCGCCTCTGTTGACTGCGCCTGCCACGACTACTTCTTCTTAGGCTTTGTGCCTGCAGGCGTTGGGTTGTTGTTGCTGCGCTTTGTTGGGACCTTAGGTACCTGTGCGCCAGTAATTGGGTGTGTTGCCATTGGCTTTTCCATTTGTGTCTCCTCTTGTGCAGCGTTGCCTTCAGTAGGCTCGTGCATAGTGTTCGATGTTTGTGGTTGATGTGCTGCGTGAAGCTTCATAGCACTTTTGTAGTTTTTCATTGCAACTTTATACTGCTTCTTCATTGCACGATGAGCTTCTGGATTTCTTGCGATATCAGGCTTGTAGCTTGCCATAGCGCCAGCAGCCCATAGAAATGGGTTAGGTCCGCTGTTGTAGCTTCCAAAGTCGCTCATGCGACTATCTTCCCTTAATTAGA